GCTAGTAAACTGGTTAGCGTGTTTGGAGAAAAGAAAACTGTTGAGAATGTTGGAGATCCATTAATCAAAATAGTATGGGATGATGGTTCTTCGGAGGACAAACAGACAGTTTCCGCACGCACAGTAAAAGGTACGAGCAATAATAACCAGGCAACTGACAAGATTACTGACAAGAATACAATTAACTAGAGAATATAAGCAAGAGTAATAGGTCAATGACCTATAATAAAAGTAAATAGCTTTTTAATATTAAAATATCAATATATCCAAGCTCGATACACGCCAGATTTATCTGCGGGGTTTTTTATATTATGATGGGAGATTTAGACACTCATGGACACAGACATTAACGCTGCGGTATTATTTAACGAAACCAATAATACTGTAACAATAGAATTAAAAAATTTTGCAAATAAAGAGGATGCACTTGAAGCGGCTAGATTTGTAATTGCGGCACTTAACATACCAGAAGTATCTGCGGCAGACGATACTATACACTAATGAAAATAATTAAAATTGCGTACAAGCCAAGACCTCAACAGTTAGAGCTGCACGAAAAACTAAAGCAATACAGATTTGCGGTGTGCGTCATGCATCGTAGGGGTGGTAAAACAGTTTTTGCAATAAACCATTTAATTAAAGAAGCATTAACATCCGATAAAAAGAATTTTCGTGGTGCGTTCTTTTCTCCAACGAGGGTGCAAGCAAAACTAATCGCTTGGGATTATTTAAAAGAATTTTCTAGGGTTATTCCTGGAATGAAGTTTAATGAAACAGAACTGCGTGCCGATTTTCCTAATGGTGCTAGAATAACATTATTTGGAGCAGAAAATCCTGATGCCAGTCGTGGACAATTTTTTGATTTCGTTGTTTGTGATGAATATGCACAGATGGATAGCAGAATGTTTGCGGAAGTAATTAGACCAGCTATTTCTGACCGCCTAGGTAAATGTTGTTTCATAGGTACACCACAAGGAATGAATTTATTTTATGATTTGTTTGAAGAAGCAAAATCATTACCTGATTGGTACACTTGCACATTTAAAGCTAGTGAAACAGGATTAGTACCAAAAGAAGAATTAGAATCAGCAAGAAAGCTGATGACGGAGGACCAATACCAACAAGAATTTGAATGTTCTTGGACAGCAAATATATCAGGATCAATTTATGGTAAAATTATTGCCAAAATGGAAGATGATAAAAAAATTTCTCATTATCCATATGATCCTGGTTATCCAGTAGATGTATATTTTGATCTTGGTATAAGTGATCAAACAGTAATTTTATTTGTACAACAAATTGGTCGAGCATTGTTTATTATTAACTGTTATGCAGATAGTAATAAAAGTCTGGACTTTTATGCCGATTATATTAAAAAAACAGAATATAATATCCGCAACTATGTTTTTCCGCATGACATAGAGCAGCGAGAACTATCAACTGGACATACAAGAAAAGAATACGCTTACTCAATGGGTATGCGACCAATTAAAGTTTGTCCAAAATTATCTATTGAAGATGGTATTCACGCTGGTCAAATTTTGTTAGCAAAAACCTATATAGATAGGTCAAATTGCAAACCTTTTCTGGATGCGATGAAATGGTATCACAGGAAATGGATAGATAAACAGCGTATATTTTCAAAACCAGTACACGATCATTCCTCGCATTATGCAGATGCGTGGCGAACTTGTGCGGTTGCGATAAGAGAATTAGATTTAAACGAAAACAAACGATTAGAAAGATTTGCACAAGGCACAAACTATAACCCTCTAAACATAAGGAATTAAAACAATGGGATTTTTATCTCCAAAACCTCCAACACCACCACCTTTACCAACACCGCCTAAATTAGCACCAGCGGTTGCGGAAGATTTGCCAGATCCTAAAAAGCGAAAAATTGCAAAATTAATGGCAAATAAGAAAAAAGGATATACTGAAACTATTATAACAGGTACACAAGGCGATACAAGTGAAGCTAATATTGCCAAAAAAACTTTATTAGGCGGTGCTTAGTATGGGAGCTGGAACAGCAACAAAACAAAGAGAAAGCCAAAATAGGTCTAATCAAAAACAATCAAATCAAATTAAAGAAGTTGTTAAAAAAAGATTAGGATTAAAAACAACTGTACCTGGTCCAATGGATTATTTGCAAGATGAAAAGAAAACACTTGCTTATAATTTAAAAGGAAAAGATAGATATTTTTATGGCAAAGAAGCATCAAAATTTACTGATGATGCTATGGTTGATAAAAATATAGTAAAAGTTGGTAATTATTTTAAAAAAGTAGGTGGAGAATTTGTTAGAATTAGTAAAACAGAAGGAGAAAAACTATATGCTGCTGGCGATCCAAGTATAAGCAGATCAGTAATTGGAAACTCTAATGCTAATACAATAAAATATGGTTCTTCAAATAGTGCAATGGGTAGTGGAGATCCAACTGGTGTAATGACAAGTACACCAATTTCAAAAGAAATGTTAGAACGACAAAATAAAATTAAAGGATTGTCAACAGCAGCTTTATCATTTGCTGTACCTGGAGTAGGTGGAAGTGTTATGCGAGCAAGTGCAGCAACAGATTTAGTTAATGCTTCACAACCACAACTTGCCTACAACGATTATATGAAAAGTTTTTCTGCCAAACAATCTGGAAAAAAATTTACATCGGATAGAAATATGTTGGGTATAATGAAATTAGGTTTATCAAAAGGCAAAGATAAATTAGGAGAAACATTTGGGAATTAATATGGATATAAAACAATTAAGTAGTCAATTTGCACAGTTAAAAGGAAAACGATTAAACTGGGAAAGTCATTGGCAAGAAATAGCTGATTATGTTTTACCTCGTAGAGCAGATGTTAATGTTAAAAGATCATCTGGCGATAAACGAACCGAATTTATTTTTGATGGCACAGCTTTACACGCAGCCGAATTACTTTCATCTTCCTTGCATGGTATGTTGACAAATGCAGCAACACCTTGGTTTAGTATGCGTTTTAAAAACGAAAATTTTGCCATGGATGAAGAAAGTCAGGAATGGTTAGAAGCAAGTACACAATCTATGTATATTGCTCTTGACAGGTCAAATTTTCAACAAGAAATACATGAATTGTATGTTGATCTATGTACTTTTGGTACAGCGTGCATGATGATTGAAGAAGATGATGATAAATTTATTCGTTTTTCAACAAGACACATAAAAGAAATTTATATTTCAGAAAATGATAAAGGATATGTAGATAGTATTCATCGTGAATTTAAAATGACAGCAAGAGCTGCATATCAACGATTTGGCGATAAGCTATCTAAAAGAATTAAAGAAATTGCAGAAAAAAAACCTTATGATGAAGTTACTATAAATCAATGCGTTAAACCTAACGATCAATCTAATCCATATAAAATGGATAATAAATCAATGAAATATGTATCGATTTATTATGATAATGAAGATCAAAAAGTAATTAGTATATCTGGTTTTAATGAGTTTCCTTTTGTTATTCCTCGATGGTTAAAATCATCAAGTGAAGTATATGGTCGTTCTCCAAGCATGACAGCATTACCTGATATTAAAATGCTAAATAAAATGTCAGAAACAACAATTAAAGCTGCACAGAAAATGGTTGATCCACCTTTACTTGTACCTGATGATAGTTTTGTTTTACCAGTTAGAACACAGCCAGGGGGATTAAACTATTATAGATCTGGTACAAGAGATAGAATAGAACCATTACAAATTGGTGCAAACACACCAGTTGGTTTAAATTTAGAAGAACAACGAAGAACAGCAATACGACAAGCATACTTTGTGGACCAATTATTGATGTCGCAAGATGTAAGAATGACAGCTACAGAAGTTATGCAGCGTAATGAAGAAAAAATGAGGTTATTGTCGCCAGTATTAGGCAGACTACAAGCAGAAATGTTACAACCTTTAATAACAAGATGTTTTAATATTTTACTTAGAAAACAATTATTACCTGAGCCACCAGTATCATTACAAGGTCAAACTGTTGATATTGAGTATGTATCGCCATTAGCAAGATCACAAAAAACTGGCGATGTTCAAGCAATATTGCGATCACTAGAAATTATAACTCCATTATCACAAATGATGCCAGTTATGGATTACCTAGATTCAGATAAACTTGTTAAACATATTACTGATGTATTAGGTGTTCCTAGAAAAATTTTACGATCGGATCAAGAAGTTGCGAGCATAAGACAACAACAAGCGGAAGCTCAACAGCAACAAGCACAAATGGATCAAGCATCACAAATGGCGGAAGCTGGAGGAAAGGCAGCACCGCTATTAAAGGAACTTAATGCCTGATAAACAAGAACAAATTATAAAAGAATTACGACAAGCATATCAAATTACCTTTAGCACCAAAGAGGGTGCATTAGTTTTAGCTGATTTAGAAAATAGAACAGGAATACATAATTCAACATTTGATCCTGATCCGTATAAAGCAGCAAATTTAGAAGGTATGCGAGCAGTTACTTTGTGGATTAAAACAATGTTAAAACCACAATTAAAGGAGAAAAAGAATGGCTGAAGAACAGACAACTGCACCAGAAGTGCAATCTGAACAGACTATAAACCAACAACCGCAAGACACATCATTTATTGATACCTTGCCAGAAGATATACGAGCAGACGCATCACTACAAAATTTTACGGATGCTGGACAATTAGCAAAAAGCTATGTTCACGCACAACGAATGGTAGGTGCTGATAAAATGCCAGTACCAAATAAAAATTTTACGGAAGATGATTGGAAACAAACATTTTCTAAGTTAGGTGTGCCAGAAACACCTGATGATTATAAAGTTAATTATACTTTACAAGAAGGAGCAGATCCGCAACCAGTAAAAAATTTTGTTTCTCATGCGCATAAGTTAGGTATGTTACCTCAACAAGTACAAGGAATACTAGATTACTATGGTAATTTGGAAAACCAAGGAAATGAAGAAATGCAAAAACAAGCAGAATTA